TTATGCGCGGTCCCTCTGCTCGAGCTCGCGAAGGCGGGCAACGTATCCGGCGCGCTGGTCTGCGGCCTCGCCGGCCGTGCGCGCGCTGAGAATGATGCTTTCGCCAGAGCCACGCGGCGCGATTGGCGACATCCGAAGTACGCGATACTCCCAGTAGTCGTCCCACTCGATGACGACATTGAGGATTGTCTTTCCGAAGTTGAGAATCGCCGAGTTGACCGCGGCCTCGATCTCGGCGCTCACCTCGGCAGCTACGAGGCCTTGGGCCACAACGTCGGCGAGTCGGTTCTGGACGTTCATCGCTCCTCACCCAAGGGCTTGCCGACAACGAACACTTCGCCAGGACCCACGGTGATGCGACCCGGCCTCAGCATCGGGCGACATGGCGTTTCCGGCGCGGGACGGTCGCTTCTGATCTCAACATCCGCTTTCCGAAGGCTGAGGGCACTACGCTGGTACTCGAACCCGCCAAAGAAGGATCGTCGACTCGCACGCCCCATACTCCGCCGCACCGCATCGAGCTCGCGCAGCACTGTGTCGAGGCGCGGCAATGACGTGTCCAGCATGGTCAGCTCGGCATCGAGATCCTCGTCGGACCTCACCAGCTTCACCTTAATTGCCATCACTCGACCTCCGGTATCACTCGCATTGCGTCCGACCGTTGCGTTTGAAGTCGTGGATCCCGCATCGTTGCCAACCCTCCATCGGAGGGCGGAACCGTGTCGCGAGTGTCGAGCCTCTAGCGGAAAAACATGACGTTTCGTGGACCGGACCGAACGCGTCGCGGTAGCTGATCGAGAACCAAAGGAACATCTTGGCGTCACCGCGATAGATGCGGCCAGCCATGTCTTGGGTGATCTCGAACTGACCAGTAGCTACGGACGTATCTTGACCGGCAGCCAGCGCTACGGGAACCATTTCGCTGTTCAACCACACGCACGGAAGCTCGGTCAGCTTTCCGAACGTGTGATCCGTCGGGGTAATGGTCATCACCTCGACCGCTTCGGCCGGAACTCGACCGACGTTTCTGAGACGTGCGGTCACGGAACCGTACCGAGAGCTGAGAGAGAGCGGGCTGATGTCCTCGACGACGACGTGCGCACGCTCCACTGCCTTCGTGGTCGTGAGCTGCTGCCGCGTCAATTCGATGCTCTCGCGCGTGAGGTCTAGGCTGCGTCGCGTCAGCTCGAGGCTTCGGTCGGTCAATTGCCACTGCCAGATGCTCGCCAATGCCAGGACGATGGTGAGCAAGGCGATGATGCCGTTGGCTTCGCTGTTGATCGCGGTCCACAGACGGCGGGCGCGAGACGGTCCCTTGGGGGCCGGCGCCGGGAGGGGCGCGGGATCAGGTTCGGATGCCGCGTCTGACGCCATCAGGTCTCCTGCCCCTTCAGAGGTACTGCTCGACGATTTCCCCGACACCGGTGATGAGGCTGCCAACGTCCTTCAGGTCAAAGTCGTCCCACGCGGCGTGGAGCGCCTTGTTCCGGACGCCCGCGTATACCTTGGCGCGCTTCGCCTTGATTGCGTTAAACACGCAGTTGACGACGAGTTCGTCGATGAGCGGGTCGGCGGTGCGGTCTTTGGTCAAGATCCCGTTCTTGTCGGCAATGCGCTTGATGGCGTCCTCGAAGACCGCGCTCGCTAAGACCGCGGCCTCCACCTTCATGCCACCCTTGTGGTAGCCCACCGCCTGGTCGAGGAAGTCATCAAACGTCGCCGCGGCGACCATATGCTCGATCTTCCGGAGAAGGCCAGCCTTCCACTCGGCGGCGGCAGATCGGAGGAGCCCGAGCATCTTCGTGACGGTGGTCGTCATGATGCCGGTCGCACTACCCGTCTCCCCCAGCAGCTTTCCCGTCTCGACACGGAGGTGACTGTTGGCCGGCGCAACCGTCTTGATGAGATTTGCGCTCGAGACAAGCCACCCGTGGTAGTCGACGATCTTCACACTGTCGACCCAGTATTCGTAATCGCCTTCCGCTTGAACGCGGATCCCGCCGACAAGCTTCTGCCCTTCGGCCAAGAGCTCGGCAAAGCGCGTCTCGATGGCGTCGATCATGGGCGGATCCTACCCGAGGGAGACCGACGCTGGAACGCTCATGCCGCCCCGAGCTCCCGGGCGGCCGTCACTGCAATGCGCCGCGCGTCGGCCTCGTTCTCCTGCCGCGGCTCTTGTCGAGCAACTTCGCGCCAGATGGCAGCGCGACGCCGAGGAGATACTCTTTTCGAGCGCGCCAGTCCCGCCGCCTTCGGGCGTTTCCGTTTCCGTCGCCAAGGGGCGCTAAATCATCTTTCCACGCGGTTCGTACTAGGTCGGAGTGGGTGGGCACTTGTTCACGACGAAACTTTCGCCCCGGAAGCGCCTCACCCCAAGCATGGCGATGCACCGGCCATCCACGACAGGCTCCTCTTGGCCCTCAACCGGACGGGTCCTGACCTGCTCCTGGGGGCACCTCACTCGTGTATTCTCCGAGGCGTGCGAACGATCCGGCAGTACAAGGACCCGTCCTACGCCGCCAAGTCCCTGAAGGCAAAAAGCGGGACGGTTCTCTTTCTCGGCGACTGCCTGCGGTTGATCGCGCGATTGCCTGACTCGTCCGTCGACCTAACCATCGCCTCTCCGCCCTACTGCATCGGGAAGGAATACGAGCAGGCAGGGTCCCTGGAAGATTTCATCTCGGACCAAAAGAAGGTCCTCCCTGAAATCGTTCGCATTACGAAGACGGGCGGCAGCATCTGCTGGCAGACTGGATATCGCGTCAAGGACGGGCAGGTCTTCCCGCTGGACTACGCGGTCTTCTCAATCCTGAGCGGCATCGAGAATCTCGTTCTCCGTAACCGCGTCATCTGGACCTACGGGCATGGCGTCCACGCGCGCACTCGGTTCAGCGGTAGGCACGAGACTGTTCTCTGGTTCACCAAGGGCGAGGACTATGTCTTCAATCTCGACGCGGTGCGCGAGCCGCAGAAGTACCCCGGCAAGCGGAACTACAACGGTCCGAAAAAGGGGGAGCTCAGCGGTAATCCGAGCGGCAAGAACCCGAGCGACGTCTGGTCGATTCCCAACGTCAAGGCCAAGCACATTGAAAAAATCGGCCACCCATGCCAGTTCCCCGTAGGCCTCGCGGATCGACTCGTACGTGCCCTGTCCCCAAGAGCCGGGTTGGTCTTCGACCCCTATATGGGCTCCGCCTCGACGGGTGTCGCCGCGATCATCAACGGTCGCCTCTTCCTGGGCGCCGAGATCAAGAGGAAGTACATGAAGATCGCCACGGCTCGCCTGGCCGCCGCACATAACGGGACCGTGCAGTACCGGCCAGCCGAGCGGCAGATCTTCGTCCCGCATGACGGCCTTGCGGTGGCCAGAAGACCGGCGCACTTTGTGGAGCCGGCACACTTTGTGGAGCCTATCAAGTGAGTCCAAAGCAGAAGACCTCCGTCGACAAGCAACCGACGAAGCATCACGGCAAGATCGGCCAGCCTCTGAAGGTGAGTGCGTCTTCAGTCGTTCAGGGAAAGCACACCCTGTACATATTCAAGGCCAAGGCGTCAGTCCTTTATGCCGCGCTGTCGATCAACCGACGCATTCAGGACAAGGACGACGGGTACCAACGGGTGCTTTCCACCTCACGTGTTGTGGCAATCACCCGATACGTCAACCAGAACAGGCCCATTCCGGGCGCAATCTGCATCAGCTTGGATGCGGGGGCGACGTTCGCGAAGAACGAGCTCACGATTCCTGCCGGCACTGATGTGGGCTGGGTCATCGACGGGCAGCACAGGTTGGCCGGGGCCGCTATGGCAGCACGAGAGGGTACCGACATCGAGCTGCCCTGTGTGGCGTTCATCGGCCTGACGGAGCCCAACCAAGTGGAGCAGTTCATCACCATCAATCGGGAAGGCAAGAATGTTCCTACATCTCTCTATCTAGACCTCCTTCACCATCTCCCGAACAGGCGCCCGGGAGACGTCGCAAAGGAACGCTCTGCCGACTTGGCGACGCAGCTTCGGAAGGATGAAGACTCACCCTTCTTTGAGAGAATCGCTGTCACCAGCCCTCCGAGGCCGGGCCAAACTATTTCGCTTGTGAACTTCGTTAGGAAGATTTCAATTCACGTCGCGCCCGACAAGGGAATCCTGAACGCTTATACGCAGCTGGAGCAGACGGCGGTCATAGCCAATTACTACCAGGGGCTACGGCAGGTGTTCCCGAAGGAGTTCAATTCTAAGGACAGCATCTTTTTCAAGACCGTCGGGTTCGGGGCCCTGTGGAACGTGTTCCCGGTCTTCTTTAGTCTAACGCTCAAGAATCAGAATGGATTCTCAGTGAGGGCCGTGGTGGCCATGTTCAAGGCGCTTGAGGACACTGACTTCTCAACTTGGGAGCAGTATGGCACCGGCGACCAGGCGGAGCGTACGGCCGCTGAGGACCTCAAGGCCTCACTCTTACTGGCCTTTAATACTGGCAACGATCCGGCAGCCACCCTCAAGCTAGATTGAGCCGACCTGCGGCACAACCCGCGACGGCCGCGAGACCACCGGCGCCGCGGCGACCGAGGTTGAGGAACATCATCGAAGGTCGCCGCTGGAATGACATTCGGGATTCGTGGCTTGAGCACGTACCGCGATTTGACACTCCAGGCGCCAAACCGAACCCGGGCCTAGAACGCCTAGGCCCGCTGCAGGAGATTCCGCTACCGGAATCCAGGGGACGCTTGGCCGATGTCCCGGGCCTAAGGACCAACCTTCTCTGGGAGGCCGTGTTCCTTTTCCACAAATGCGCCCATGCGCACTTGGCAGCCCAACGGCTTGGAACCATGGGGATGCACAGCTGGAGCATGTTTAACGCCTATCATTCGGGCTTTCTCGGCGCCAAGGGGCTGATGGCGCTGTTGGGGATAGCGCTGCCCAACCTCCCAAACGGGGGGCAGCTTTTCATCGACGTCTATCCGGAGCCCGAGCCGAAGAAGAGCAAAAAGTCTGCTGGCCCGGCTCGTTCGGAGTTCGAGGAGTTCGTTGTGGTTCGCCTGGCTGGCCCTGTCGACCATGAGGACCTCTGGGAAATGTTCCAGCGTGTCTTGCGGCTGGCCGAGGTGGAGGTCTGGAGCTCGAGAATCTGGGGCGAGCTCATCCAGGTCCAGCACGAACGGATCTCGCGCTCCCGCAATCGGTTCCTCTACAGGGCGGCATTTTGGCCGAGCGACGATCTCTTGGCCGACGGCTCTGTGGAACGGTTTGCCGCCCTTGTCGGGACGGCCCTTGATGACGAGCTTGAGGGTTTCCTCCTACGTCTCAGCTGCGACGTCTACAGACTCTTCGAGCAACTGATCAACGACCTGGCGGAGGTGTCGGGACCCATTCGGAACGAGCTAGATGAGTCCAGGATCGTCGGAGAACCGGATGTGCCGGAACTCCTCTCCTACAACGCCTTCTTGGCGGACATTGAAACAACAGGACACGTGTGAGAGGTGGCCGCGGGCGAATCTGGGGTGAGCCTGGGGCGTACAAGCGCGAGCGCATCTTGGGGCCGCGCGTCCGGATGGGCGCTGAGTCCTCTTTCCACTCGGTTCATACGATATCGGAGTGGGAGGGCACTAGTTCGCGAACCCGGCCGTCCCGGTGTCCAAGCCGGCTCCCGGGGCGCGGAGTCCAAGGCATCTGGGGCCAAGTCGCACGTCCCGGCGCTTTGCTCGCTCTGGCCCATTGCGGTCGAACAACTTCGATATGTCGGCAACGGCGGAGGCGGCAAGGCGCTCCAACAGGGCTGCAACGGGATCAACCTCGTCTTCGGTCATGTGATGTGATCCCCGGACCAGCGGCAGTCACTCGGCGCCATACCTTCGAACTTCGCCCAGGACGCATTCGCCTCGTGAACAACGCAGCCGTTCACGGCGAGCCGGGCCGCCGAGCTCCAAAGAGTATCTCCTCGGCGCTCGCGCCAGTCGCTCGGCACAGGCGTGCGAAATCCTCGAGGCTTGGCTGAGTCCTGCCGTTCTGCCATCCAGTCAGCGTCGACCTGACTTTTCCTAGCCGGCGGGCGAGTTCAGCTTGGCTCATCCTCGCCCCACGAACTGCCTTCCCAATCCGCGTCGCGATACCAAGACGCGAAGGTGCGTGACGCATGGGCCGTCCTTCCATGAATGGCCCGAGCGCGGAGTCTCCCGGGTTCCACTAGCGAGCCAAGTGGATGCGGCGGCGGGACTTGAACCCGCAACCTCCCTGCCCATAGACTGGAAATGGTCAAGTCTCCAATCCACGTCGAAAACAGGGGCTCTATCCGTTGAGCTACGCCGCAATTCTGCACGACTACTCTTCGACATCTTCGGCCTTCACGCGCCTTCGTAAGCCGGGCCGAGCAAGAGCATCCTGTCTCGTTTTCGCGTCTTCATCGGCCACCTTGAACTCGATAGCGATCTCCTTCAGGCGGGCGACCAAGCCAGAGAGATCGTATTGGTTGCTGAGCTTTCCCTTGAGCGCGTTGGCGCGCTCATACCGTTTCACGAGCCCCATGACTTCGAGTTCCGCCATCTGACGCTGGACGTGCCGCGGGCTCAGGCCCACGCGCCTCGCTAGCGTGGCCTTGCTTGGCCAGGGCTTGCGGTCCGCGTCCCACCAGAAGTCGGCCAAGTGAAGCACGATGGCCAAGTGAACTGGGGTCATCTTCAGGCGCGCTTGGGCGTGCAGGAGCAGCGACGGAAAGAGGCAGAACCCTCTGATCGCGATCGTCTCCCGGCCCCATTTCCTCTCGGACATCTTGGCCGCCGAAGCGCCCGGTCGCTCCCCGATCGGGATCACGTTCTTCTTGACAGCGGGCATCCGTTGCCTCCGTAACAATGCCAATCTACGGCCGAAATTAAGGGGGAACAAGGTGTGCCCATCGGACGCACGCGACCTATGGGACGTGACGCCTACGACCACGGCCTAGCGTCGAGGGTGTCCTGTAAATCAGCACACCTTATGCAGGATGCAGCGAATGCGCACACGAACCTGCTACGCATCAGGACCGAGACGCGCGCGTCCGGTGGGTCGATTGGAATGGGCAGCCACCCCCGCGAACCGGCGCCCGACGGTGTTCGGTTAGCGCGGAATTTCGGGACAGATTCAGACAAAAAGAGGAAATCGGGATTTCGGACCCGCTCGAAGCCTGTTCCGGCCTCTCCTTCGATCAGAAGTAGCCGCTAGACCGCGAGTTACCCGGCTTCCAGCGAGTCACGCGAAGGCGCCAGGCAACTCCACTAGCGTCGAATTAGCGTAGGCAGACCGTCGGATTTGCGGCGGGTTTCGGCCGTTTTGGCGCGCGTTGAGCGCCCTTTCTGTCCCGAACGCCTTGTGCCCGTCTGTTGCGGGGTTTGTACCGGATCGGGGTGGGCTGCCACTCCGTCGGAAACCGCCCTACTGCCCACGGCCCCGCTCGACAAAAAGGCGGTTGCTCTAGCTCGGCGGACCGGAGCCTCGCGCGGCGTAGGGGGCGAAGCAAGTCGGGCCCCCCTGGGCGCCGATTCCGGGCATCTGGGGCCAAGTGGCGTCTATGTCGGGGACGTATAGACTGCTGCACGATGGCTTCCCACGAAGATCCCCTCGAGCGTGCGATCGCGGGCGCCCTCCGCGACGCCATCCACGCTCACGGCCCCATCACGCCCGCATGGATCGGGAGCGCCGTGAAGCGTATCGTCGGCAACATTCGGAACGCGAAGATCGGATCGCTCGCCGCCGTGATGGGCGCCAAGGGCGGGCGCGCCGGCAGCGGCGACTCGACGCCGGCGGGTGAAAGGGACTGAAGAGCAAATGAGCAACCGCAAGCTCGTCAGCGTCCCGCCTCACGCGTACCCGCCGACGGACCTTCTCCGCGAGGAGATCGAATACCGCAGGCTGAGCGTCGAGCAGCTCGCCGCGGCGATGGGGTGGGAGGTCGGCGATACACGCGCGCTGGTCGCCGGTGACGTTGACATGACCCAGGCTGCGGCGGTCGCCTTGGAGCTGGCGCTAGGCGTCGATGCCGGTCTCTGGATGCACCTGCAGACGGGTTACGAGAAAGACCGGGCCGCGCTCGACGCGTTTACACGCGATCGCGAAAACGGCGAACGTTGACGGAGCTTGGCGGTGCCGTTATCGGCGCGTTCGTCGGTTCCTTTTCGGCGTTTCTCTTCTTCCTCCTCGGCGAGGCGCTCAACAAGGGGTACCACCGCGTCTCGGCGGGACGCAACGCGCTCGTCGCCCTTGAGCGTGTCCTGAACGAGCACCTCGATGCTGCGCATGTCTCAGGGAACGAAGCCGCACAAGCGCGTCTGGCGCTTTCTAGCGGCAAATTCCTTGGCTGTTTGCCGCGTCCATTTGAGATGCCAGATGGCCTGGATCGGGATCTGATGGACCGCGAGAGCATCAATCGCCTATTTTCGCTGCGTCTGCTTTTGCGCCGTTGCAATTCGGACGCTGACAACATGCGCGTCGTCCATGATCGTCTCGTAGCCCTGCGTCTTGACGGGAAGCTCACTCGCGACGCCTTTATCGAAAATGCGGCGCCGTTGGCTGCTGCTTACGAGCAGCTCGCCCAAGCGCTTCATCTGCAATACACGGACGAGGTCCAGGCCTTGCTGGCCCGGGTGCGCGTTCTCCTAGGCAGACCTCGGAGCAGGGCGGTCCGCTTCGTGGGTTTTCTGTCGCGCACGTTTATGGTCGGCCCCAGCAATCCGCCCACCACGGAGGAGGTCGCGCGCGAACGAGCCAAGCTCGAGGCGGAGGTCAAGGCGTCTCTCAGCCGAGCGCCGTCCATTGAGTTCCCAGGGGCGATGTCGCAGGAGGAACTTCAAGCAGCAATCGCCAAGACCGACGCGCTCTAGGAGCTACGCGAGGAACCTCTCCGCCTTCCCGCGCCTCCCAGACTTGACGCGGGGTGTACCTGATCGGTATCGCAAACTAGACTCGGATCGGTGGCCCACCCCGTCGCAAACCAGAGTTCGCTCCCTCCGACCTGTTGCGGCGCGGCCGAGCTGCGAGGCTGCCGGCCGGCTGCCCAAAGGGGCCCAGGCTCCGGCGCATGGTCGCCTTCGCCCTTAGCTGCTGCACATCGGCTCGGGAGACGCTCGGTGTGGAAGCCCAAAAAAAGGCTTGACACTCCCACAGGCAGTGTAGTAGCTATAAGCGGCGCAGACGTTGTAGTCAGTCGAGGCCGGAGCCCGCGTTCGAGGCCGGAGCCCAACAGCGAGGGCTCCGTATGTCCGGTAGAGACGTCCCCGACCTCTTTTCCTCGGGCAGCCAGACGTTCTGTGGTGCGTGTGCACCGCATCCCTCCTGTCGGTTCCCCACCGACTTGGAGTTCTCGGACGTCGACAAGGGCCACGCTTTCCCCTCCCTCCAATCAACGGAAGTCGCTGCGTGACGCGCCGCCGCGAAATTGCATCGCTCTGCACGGAGGTGGCGAACTCCGCGCGGTTTGCGAGAGATCACGCTCGCCACGTCCGGCACGTACACGGCCTCGGCTGGCTCACCTGGGATTCCTCACGGTGGCGACAGGACACAACCGGAGAGATACCTCGCCTAGCCCGTGAAACGGTTCGGACGATCTACGCAGAAGCTGCCGACAGTGATGACTCCGAGCAGCGCCATCGGTTGGCGTCGTGGGCGACCAAGAGTGATTCCCGCCGGGGGATCGAAAACATGCTCGCCTTGGCGCAATCGGAACTTGGTATCGCCGCTGCCATCTCCGCGTTCGACCGCGACCCGTACCAGCTCAACACCCACTCCGGAACGGTGAACCTCCGGACCATGGAGTTGGCTCCCCACGATCCCGGAACCCTCATCACGAAGCTGGCGCCCGTGTTCTTCGATCCGGCAGCTCACTGTCCTCGCTGGCTGAACCTCCTCGATCGAATCATGGGCGGGGATTGCGACCGGATCGACTTTCTCCAACGTGCATTTGGGTATTCGTTAACAGGCGACTCCAGCGAGCAGGTCATCTTCATCCTTCACGGTTCTGGCGCGAACGGGAAGTCGACGTTGTTGGAGACCATGCGCGCGGTTATCGGCGACTACTCGATGAACGCGCCAGCGGAAGCACTGATGGTTAAGCAGGCGGGCGCCGTCAGCAACGACATCGCACGGTTGCGCGGTGCTCGATTCGTGACCGCCGTCGAAACCGGGTCGGAGGGCCGCCTGGCCGAACCGCTGATCAAGCAGATGAGCGGCACCGACACCATCACCGCTCGGTTCCTCTACAAGGAACCGATTGAGTTTCGTCCCACGTTCAAGCTATGGCTCGCGACCAACCACCGGCCAACCATCACCGGCTCTGATTACGCAATCTGGCGGCGGATTCGACTTCTCCCCTTCGACGTGACGATCCCACCTGGCGACCGCGATAAGCAGCTCCCGCAGAAGCTCCTTAGCGAGTCACGGGGGATCCTCGCATGGGCTCTGCGAGGATGCCAGGCCTGGCTCAGCAAAGGCCTCGGCGAGTGCGGCGCGGTCCAGGCCGCCACAGAAGTGTACCGAACGGAAATGGACCCTTTGACCGACTTCCTTGCTGACCGTTGCGTCCTCGGCGCCGGACTACGTGCTCACGGCCTTTACGGCGAGTACGAGAGGTGGTGCCGCGATAGCGGCATGCGCGACGCTCTAAGTGCTGTTGCGTTCAAGCGTTTGCTGGAATCACGCGGGTATCGGTCGAGCCGCGACTGGCAAGGTCGGTACTTCGAAGGACTGGGGCTCGCAGTTGCGGGGGATCGATGACGGCACGACGCAGTGACATCGATTTTACCAACCTTCTTCTTCGCGCGCCTCGCGAAAAGAGGTGTCTGACTTGCGTCATGCCCGACATGGATTCCGGGGCGCATCCGCAGCCGAACGGTCATCGACCCGCAGCACACGAACAAGGGACCGTTCGGAAGCAAGAGCTGTCAGAAGGCTCTCAATCCCTGTCTCTGCTCCGTGCCACCCCCGATGGCCGCCGGACGAACCTCGAAGGAGGAACGATGGATCCCGACAAGCCGATCGTAGAGATCTCGGATCTCGTGCTCGACGACCGGAATTGCAACCGTGGCACTGATCGGGGCCGCGAGTTGCTCCAAGCGTCCCTCCGGAAGTATGGCGCCGGCCGGTCCGTTCTCGTTGATCGATACGGCCGGATAGTCGCCGGAAACAAGACCGCTCTTCAGGCGGCGGCGCTAGGTCTCCCCATCCGGGTGATCGAGACCGACGGCAGGACACTGGTGGTCGTCAAGCGACAGGACCTCGATCTCACGCGCGACAAGGCCGCGCGTGAACTCGCCATCGCGGACAACCGCGTAGGCGAACTGGACTTGAACTGGGATGTCGACGCTATCCGGTCGCTCCTCGACGATGGTGTCGAGCTTGAACCATTCTTCCTGCCTGGCGAACTCGCCCATCTATTCGGCGAAGACTTCCCTCCCGGAGCCGAAGAGCCGGGTCCACCTCCGCTCGAAAAGGCCGTTGAGCTTCAGGGGAAGTGGTCAACGGCTCACGGCCAAGTGTGGACAATACAGAGCGGCGCGCCGACCGGGAAGTCGCACCGTCTGATGTGCGGAGACAGCACGAAGACGACAGACGTGGACAGACTCGCCGCGGGCCAGCGCGCGGTGTTCCTTTTTACGGATCCGCCGTACGGCGTCGAGTACGTCGGAAAGACGCTGAACGCCCTCACCATCGAGAACGACGGACGTGAAGGGGTCGGCGAACTCCTTGACGGCGCGTTCCGCGAAGCCGACCGTCTCCTCGTCGATGGCGCTCCGTTCTACGTCTGTCACCCCGCAGGCCCTGTCTCCCTGGAGTTCGGGCGAGCCGTGCTCGACATCGGCTGGCGTTTCCATCAGTCGCTCGTCTGGGTGAAGGACGTCTTCGTCCTCGGCCACTCAGACCACCACTACAAGCACGAGCCGATTCTTTACGGTTGGAAAGGAAAGAACCGCCGGTGGTACGGCGGTCGCGACCAGACCTCCGTCCTAGAGTTCCCGCGTCCGAAGGTGTCCGACCTCCACCCTACGGTGAAGCCGACCGAGCTTGTCGCGCACTGCCTCCGCAACAGCAGCCGCGCTGGCGACGTTGGCTATGAACCCTTCAGCGGGAGCGGCACGACGCTCGTGGCCGCGGAGCAGATGGGCCGCATCTGTCTGGCGATGGAGATCGACCCCAAGTACGTCGCCGTGGCGCTGGAGCGTCTTTCCCTTCTCGGACTGAAGCCATGCCTCGAAGCATCGTAGGTTCGTCATCGGACGCACCCGACGGGAAGGCCTGGCTGGAGGACCTAGCGCAGCAGCTCGACTCAGTCATCGACGAGGACCCTCGCAAGCGGAGCGCCGGAACGCTGATCATTCGTGCGCTGATCCGTCAGGCCCTGAAGGGTGACGTGCGTGCCATCCGCGAGTGCCTGAACCTCGCTCAGCGGCACCAGACACCTCCCGCCGCCGAGCCAGTCCAGGCCGGCCGCGGGCGGCGCGCAACGAAGGTGGATCTTGCCGAGGTGCGGCGGCTCGCGAGGAAAGGCATGCGCAGCCTGTCGACCATTGCGCGCTGTCTGAACCTCCCGAAGCAGACTCTCCTCGGCGCCAAACACGGAGCCGCTGCGAAGGAGGCTTTCGAGACCGGCCGCGCCCTCTTCGAGCTGGACGCCCTTGAAGAGTACGCCACCGACATCGCGAACAACCGGCGCAACCCGCTGGTGATCTTCAAGCTGAAACAGCTGGGTTGGACCGACAAGCTGGAGGCAGTGGCGCCGGGCGCGAACGTTCTCGAATCAGCGCTGGCCAACAAGACCAACGAGGAACTCGCCGACATCCTCGCCGTCACCCTGAAGCGGCTCCAAGAGACGCCGGAGGCCACGGCCGCTCCGGAGACTGGGAGGGTCCATTGAAGGGCCCCGGATTGAGCCGCGAGCAGCGGGAGATGGCGTTTCTCGCCGCCCGGGAGCTCTCGTGCCGCATCGCGCGGTTCGACTCGTCAACGTTCGTGGACATCGTGATGGGCTACACCTCGGCGCCTTTTCAGAAGCGTTGGCACCGAGAGATCGCGCAGCACCCGCGTACGGTGCTGTGGGCTCCGGTCGAGCACGGGAAGACCCAGCAGATCACCACGGCCCTCCCCCTCTGGTGGCTCGGCCGCGACCCAACAAGGCGCGGCGTGATCGCCGGCGCGACGGCCACCGCCGCCCAGAAGCCCTTCGGTGTCGTCAAGAGCCTCATCGAAAATCCCAGCCCCGAGTTGCGCCGGATCTTTCCTGCGCTGCGTCCCGAGCGCGGCTCGCGCGCCAAGTGGACGGACAGCCGGATCCAGATCGCCGGTTCGCGGGCGACCGAGAAGGACTACTCGCTGCAGGCCGTCGGGTTCGAGGGTGACGTCCTCGGCTCGCGGTTCGACTTCGCCGTCCTCGATGACATTCTCAACCTCGAGAACACCTACACCGCCGCCCAGCGCGAGAAGGTGACGCGCTGGATCCTCGCCGTCCTCCTCGGACGAATGGTGGCCGGGGCCACCGTCGTCATCTGCGGGAACGCCTGGTTCCCTGATGACGCCATGCACGCCATGGCGGAGCACGGCTTCCACGTCATCCGCGATGAGGCCTACCGCGAGACGGAGGACGGGCAGATCGTTCCCGACTCGATCCTGTGGCCTGAGCAATGGCCGCTGCCCCGCCTCGACGAGATGCGCCAGACCCTCGGCACCGTCGAAGCGTGGCGCCAGCTGCGCTGCCGTCCCTACGCCGCCGGGCAGGGCCGGTTCGATGTCCGCTGGTTCGACGCCGCCTTCGAGAAGGGTGCCGGCCTCGCGTTCGTGGAGGAGTACCGCGGGCCGTGGCCCACGTACATGGGCGTCGACCTCGGCGTCCAGCAGAAGGAGAAGCACGACAAGAGTGCATTCTGGGTGATGGCCGTCGACCCGCTCGCTGGGACCCGCATCCCCCTGAACGCGGTCGAGGAACGGCTCACGGGACCCGCGATTGTTGACCGGTTGAAGGACTGGCACCGCCGCTACGGTGCGGTGATCATGGTCGAAAACAACGCCGCCCAGGACTTCATCCGCCAGTTCGCGCGCGACGCCGGGATCCCGACCCAGCCCTTCACGACCGGAAAGCAGAAAGCGGATCCGGCCTTCGGCATCCCGTCTCTTGGGGTCGAGCTGGAACAAGGGCTTTGGCGCCTTCCGGCGGAGCCGGCGATGTTTCAGTGGCGAACCCAGTGCCTCGCCTACTCTCCCGGGCAGCACGTCGGCGACCTCCTGATGGCGTCCTGGTTCGCGCGCGAGGCGTGCCGTACCGGGCCGGTGGAGACGGCAATCTCACTCGGGCCCGAAGGCGTGTACCGCGCCGACTACGGTCGCCTGCACGCCCGGTACGGCGTTGGTGCACGGTCGGCGTTCGGCCGGGAGGTCAGGCGATGACAGCCGCCGTGCCGGCGCTCAGACCCTTCGGCATTTCGCGGCTGGACGAGATCGCCGCGATCCTCGCCGAGGGCGTGTGGCGGGTTCTGTGCGGATCTGCGCCTGACGGCGCCATTAGCTCTGTGGCCGCCGCGAAGCAACCAGCCGAGGCCCTTGATGTCTCCCGGGGACAGAGCGTCCATGTGACTCCACCTCGCCCACAACGGCGGCGGGGGAAGGAGGCGCATTGAGCGAGATCGACGAAACCGTCCACGAAATCGCCGAGCTGCGGAAGCTGACGGTCGGCGGCCTGAAGGCGAAGTACCTCGCAGTCTTCGGCGAGGAGACGAAGAGCAATAACAAGCCGTACCTGTTCAAGCGGATCGCCTACCGGATCCAGGAGAAGAAGCACGGCGGACTGTCCGCCCGCGCGCAGAAGCAGGCCGCGGCACTTGCCGAAGATGCACCCATCCGGAGGCGGCCCCGCCTCGGAACCGGGAAGGCGAAGGAAGGTCCGGCCCCGAAGGTCGACGCGCGGCTTCCCGCGGTGGGAACGGTCCTCGTCCGGGAGTTCGACGGTCGGAAGCATTCCGCGACGGTTACGGCTGACGGCTTCGAGTACAAGGGCAAGGCGTACCGCAGCCTCTCCGCGATCGCCCGGAAGATCACGGGCACGTCGTGGAACGGATTCGGGTTCTTCGGGCTCCTCGTGAAGGAGGAGAAGACATGACGGTTCGGCGCGGCGGGCCGGTTCCGAAGACGGTTCGCTGCGCCATCTACACCCGCAAGAGCACGACCGAGGGCCTCGACTCCGATTTCAACACCCTCGACGCGCAACGGGAGTCCGCTGAGCATTACATCCGCAGCCAGGCGGCAATGGGCTGGGTAGCGCTCGACCGCCGGTACGACGACGGCGGTTTCACCGGCGGGAACCTCGACCGCCCCGCACTGCAGCGACTCCTCGACGACGTCGAGCGCGGCGAAGTCGACATGGTGGTCGTCTATAAGCTCGACCGCCTGTCCCGTTCCCTGCTGGACTTCACCGGCCTCATGAAGCGGCTGGAGCGCAAGGGCGCAGGGTTCGTCTCGGTGACCCAGCAGTTCGACACCTCGGGTTCAACCGGCCGGCTGACGCTGAACATCCTCCTGTCGTTCGCCCAGTTCGAGCGCGAGCTCATCAGCGAACGGACGCGGGACAAGGTGCAGGCCGCGCGCCGTCGGGGGCGATGGACGGGCGGGGCGCTGGTTCTTGGCTATGGATTGAAGAGCGACGGCCACGGCCTCGCCATCATCGAGGAGGAGGCACGGCTCGTACGGCAGGTGTTCGATCTGTACCTGAAGACGCGGTCGATCAATCAGGTGTCCGATCACCTGAATGCCCTGGGCTACCGTCAGAAGGAGTACCAGACCAAGGCAGGCACGAGGCGTGGCGGTGGCCAGTGGACGCCCAACTCAGTCCACACGCTCCTGCGGAACCCGCTCTACGTGGGGAAGGTTCGTGGGGCCGCCGGGTTGCTTCACGTCGGCGAGCACGAGCCGATCGTCGACCTGGCCCTCTTCGAGGCCGTTACCAATGGCCTCCACGACCGCACGACGGGCCGGACGCGGCATTCGCGGGCAGCCCAGTACCTCCTGACCGGAATCCTGCACTGCGGCCCGTGTGGCGGCGCCATGCGGGCGTCCATGGCCCGCGGGCGGCACGGAAAGGCCTACCGCTACTACCGGTGTGCGGAGCACCAGCGGCGCGCGAAGAGTTGCCCCCACGGCCTCATACCGGCCAGCCAGGTCGAGCAGGCCGTCGTGGCGCAGGTGGCACAGGTTGCTCGGCGCGGCGACGTGCTCGGGAGGGTCACCGAACGGCTGCGCACAGAGGCGCTGCTGGACGGCGATCTGAAGGAACGCCGCGACCGGCACCAAGCGCATCTCACCGAGCGGACGACCGAAGCAAAGCGGGTGCTCGCCGCGATGACCGAAGGTGGAAGCGGTGGGAAGCTCATGGCGGCTCGCCTCGGCGAGCTGGAGGCTGAGATCGAGGAGCACCGGCGGGAGGTCGAAGAGTACGACGCGCGCCTGGCGCGGGCGTTGGAAGGGCGGCGCAAGGCCGAGGATGTCGTGGCCCTGCTCCAGCACTTCGACGCGCTGTGGGACGTCCTGGTGCCGCAGGAGCGGGCTTCCGTTGTCCGGCTCGTTGTGCGCGACGTCACCATTGAAGCCGCCGGCCTTCGCATCAACCTCCACGACCTGGCGCTGGATGCCGCTGAGGGCGTCGTCCGGGCCACGGCATGAGCGACGTATTCGTCCCCTTCGCTCCGCGGCGCCGCGGGAAGGTTTCCGACGCCACGCGCCACAACGAGGACCTTCGCCGTTACCCCGCCCGCGTGGCGCGGCAGGTTGCGCTTGCTCATGCGCTGAGGCAGCGCATCGATGACGGAGAGTTCGCGGATCAGGCGGCGATGGCGCGCGTGCTTGGCTTCACGCGCGCGAGGATCAGCCAGATGTTCGACCTCCTGCTCCTGGCACCCCGGATCCAGGAGGAGATCCTGTTCCTGCAGGACGCGCCGGGTAAGCAGGCTGTTCGCGAACGCGACCTACGCCCGATCACGCTACTCCCGCTGTGGAGCGAGCAGCAGCGGGCGTGGCGCGCCTTACTCGGCCGGACTGAAGGCAACGCCGCGCTACCGGCGATTTCTCAAAGCTGTTAA